TGTTATTTTATAGTAATAAATCTTCGACCATCGTCAACTCTTGTAGTATCAGTAGTTTCAAGCTATGAAGAGTGTTTAATTTATTAGTTCAGGGCAGAAAAAGGGCAGATTATACAATTTTTAATTTTTCTAATTTGCTTATCATAGATTTTTCCATCTTATCAGTTACATGTGTATAAACTTTTAATGTTGTATTAGGATTACTATGTCCTACACGATTCATTATAACTTTAAGGCTCATACCCATTTCAGCTAACATAGATATGTGTGTATGACGTAAAGTATGAGTCGTGACATGCTTATCTAATTTAACTGCATCTACACACTCACTTAGCACATCATTAATCCTAGTTGATTGAATAGGGTTACCACTTACTGCACTAAATACAAAACCACGGTCATTGCGTTTCACTTTTTGTAGTCTCAATTTTTTATTTTCAGTGATAGCCCGATTTAAGATATCACAACAGCGTTTTGTTAAATTAATAGTTCTGTAACTTTTATCTGTTTTTGTAGTTTCTTTTGAACCAAACCCTTCATCACTTTTCGCCCAAAACATTGTACCATTAACACTAAGTTTTTTGTTCGTAAAATCTATATCACTTTCTTTAATTGCAAGTAGCTCTCCAATTCTTAATCCTGTTAATGATTGGAATTCTATTATTAAACTAGCAAAAAAGTAGAATCGTTTAGATCTATTATAATTAGTAGTGCTAACTTTGTGATTAAGATATTTAAGTATTTGTTTTAATTCGGATACTTCCAAATAGTTCTCACGCTCTTTAACAATACTTTCTTTAGTTTTAACTTTTTTTGGAACAACTAAATCATTTAGATATTCTGTATTATTTAGATTATATATTTTCTTCATATGCATTATTGAGTGCTTAAATATTCCCAGTACATCTGAATTAACAATTTGCGAGAATCCTAATTTATAATATTCATCTAAATATTTTTGTGAGATATTGTAGTCTAGTTTGTCTACTAATAAATCAGAAGGGAATACAGACTTAACGCTTTTCACTTTTGCCTTTTTGGTTTTTAAGGTACTTGCTTTAGATCCGCTATATAGTTTGTAATGCTCGAACCATTTATCTATAGCTGTGTGAACAGTAAGAGAGGCTGTACCTAAAGAAGATTGTTTTGTGAGCTTATCATTTATCTTTTTCTCTAATTGCAACACAGCCTCTTTTTGAGAGGCTTTAGAGTTCTTGTTCATAACAACACTAACTCTACGCCACTTGTCTGTGTATGGGTCTTTATACTTCTCGTAATAGCGATGTTTAACTTTTCCGTTTTTATCTTTGAATTGTTCACTCCACATAACGCATTCCTCCTAAAAAAGATAAAAATATATAGGGCATCGTTAAATGCCCTTAGGTTTAATCTTCTATATTATCGATTGCATATTGTGCTTCTTCCTCTGTGAATTTGTCACCAGCATCTGAAGTAAGTTGATTGTATAATTCGTCATCTGACATATCCATCATATCAATATAATTTTCAGCAGACTTCAATGCATTTTCTTCATAATCTGCTTCTAAATTATCAACTGCATATTGCGCTGCATCACTAGGGTATTTATCACCAGCAGAAGAAGTTAATTGATCATAGATACCTGCTTTCGACATATGCATCATATCTGAATATGTTTCAGCGGAATTCAAGGCTGCTTTTTCTTCACGACTAGCTTTACTTGTATCTTTTTCAGTTTTTGGTTCTTCAGTTTCTGGTTCTTCAGTTGCTGCTACATCTTCTTGCTTACTAGGTTCTTCCTTAGTGTTTTCAGCTATACTAGTTGTATCATTTTCTTTGTCTTCTAAATCTTTTATATCACTCTTTAAATCTTTATTTTCAGATTTAGTTGCTTCTAGTTCTGTCTTTAAATCTTCATCGTTAGTTTCATCATTGGTTTCATCAGCACCTCCAAAACTAACAAAATAAATTATTACAAATAAAGCGGTAATAGGCACTCTTAACCAAAACGACCATTTTTTAAAGTTCCACATTAAAGCAATACCTACTGGATAGATGAATATGAGCGCTAAAATTATTACCCAATTACGTTCATACCATTTAGTTTTATAGCTTGAATTATTCAAGCTATTTAAATTTTTCAAATCTTTGTCCATCATGCATTCTCCCTTATAATAAATTTATTTTATATTAAACAACTTACATTTAGATAAGAGTGTACACAGACACTCGATGTATGTTGGATTAATCGATAACTTTTATTTTTAATGGTTCAAATTGAATAAAGTAACCATCATATTTTACATAGTTTCCAAATTGTTTTTTGTAATCTTCTATAGCTTCATAGAAATATGATCTATCAATTTGCATTAACAAACACATTTCATATAAATCTCCCCATACACCTTGTTGGTGACACTTAATCAATTTCTCAAGTGGGACAGCCAATCTAAAGCCATATCTTCTAGCTTTCAATTCTTGTCGAGCAGCATTGATATTATCATTTTTTGAATATACTCCTGTGATATTTCCATAGGATGTTTCATGATGCCCTAATTCTTCTGCTAATACACCGTTCTGAATATAATGGTCATAATCATTATTTAAAATGACTAACCCATTAGGTAAGTATTTATTTCTTTTATAATACCCTTTAACTTTATCTACAGGAAATTGAACTTCAACTACATTCAATTTTTCATAGTTACTCAATAATTCTTCTCTCATTTGCAATGCTCTCAACCCCTAATACAATTACTTTTTATATTTTTGCATGAATTCTCTAATTTCTTTTATTTCTTCCTCTGTAAGGTCCTCTTCTGAATGCGCAGCTTCAACTTCTTCGAATTCAGTACCTAAATTAAACAAATAATCTACTGTAACACCTACACCTTTTGCAACAGCAATAACATTTTCTATTTTTGCTCCCTCGAAGTTTCTTTCCAACATAGAACGTAAAGTTGTGTAGCTAACGCCGATTTCTTTCGCAAATGATCGTGTATTATAGCCCATTTCTTTGATATTTTCTTCTACAAATTCGCTTCTATTATTCATTGTAAAGTCCTCCGTTGTTTGTACGACATTTCGTATTTGATAAATTAAGTATACACGCATTTAAATAGGAAGTAAAGAGTTTTATTACGAAAAATCGTACTTTTTTAAATAAAATGGTTGCATGTGTACGATTAATCGTATATAGTATTACTTGTAGATACGACACATCGTATACAGATGCAAAACATCGTATCTTTGGAGGTGATTATTTTGTATCCAAAACTACTTACAGCGATGAAGGATCATAACATCACAGAAAAAGATATAGCTAGGGTTTTGAACATTCCTTACACAACCGTAAGAGATAGAACAAAGGGGAAATATTCATTTACTTTTGAACAAGCAATGTTAATAAACAAAAAATTGTTCCCAGGCTATACATCAGAAGAATTATTTAAACCAAAAGAATAACAAACGTATTTCAGCGCTCACATAGAGCATTTATGAGCGAGAGTAGGCGATGATATGAGCCACGCTACAATACATTATTTAGTCATTGCCAAGACTGAATGTTGTATGTGGGTGCTGAACCGACAGAAAGGAGTTAATAATTATGCCAAGAATAGTAACACCACCTAATCCAGATAACACAATCTTAGGTGAAGAGAAGTTCGTTAAGAAGTTGTATGCCAAAGCAACACACATTCACACAATGTTCGATGTCAGTCGTACAACTGTCTACAAATGGCTTAGAGAATACGATAAAGATGATTTAGGAATTAAAGGTTTATACGTTGATTACTCAGCTAACATGACACTAATCAATATCGCTAAGCTAGAAGATTATTTGATTAAACGTAGTAAAAAATGGATGTAGGAGGCTAAACAATGAGAGGTTTACTAGCATTATCAACAGCTATAGTCATATTCTTCATAGCTTTGATATTCACGAAAGACTTTATCCACTTGTTTCTAATTTACTGGGTAGCTGTTTGCTTTAGCTACATGGCTTGGGACAGTTGGATTAACTATTTAAAGGCAACAAAAAAGACCGCTAAGCGCGCCAACGCTTAACAGTCCAACGATTAATAAATTTAACAACTTAAATATACACCAAATACTAGGAGGAAAGCAAATGGCTATATTAGAAGATTTACTAGAAGAAATGAAACGTTTAAATAAAAATTTACAGGTAACGAATGTCGAGTTATCAACTGTAGACGAAACAACCTTAAAAGAAGTTGTAAAGGAAGCACCAATGAAAAAAGCAAAAGAGGAAGATGAAACTAAAGTTAAAAAGACTGTATATATTGGACCTGAACCTGAACAAGAAATGGTTTCAGAAGACAAGACTTACACAAAAGAAGAAGTGCTCAATCTAGGAAAACAATTTATACAAAACGTGGACGATAATGATAAAAAAGCATTTAAGACAAAACTTGAAGAACTAGGTGCTGGCAAACTTTCAAGTGTATCTGAAGATAACTTCAATGAGATTGTGAACTTTATGAATGCGAGATTAACTGCATGAGGTTAGACCATTCTAATCGAGCTCACGCTAAACTAAGTGCGAGTGGCGCGAATCAATGGTTGAATTGCCCACCTAGTATAAAAGCAAGTGAAGGCGTTGGAGATAAGACTTCAACTTTTGCCGAAGAAGGTACATTCGCACATGAGTTAAGCGAGCTGTATTTCAATCACATGTATAACGATTTAACAGACTATGAATACGATAAGGCTTTTAAAAATTATACGAAAAACCAATATTACAACGAAGAATTACGAGAATACGTTGAAAAGTATGTTGACGAAGTGGAAGAACGTGTTAATGCTGCAATAGCAAGAGACAGTGATGTAACAACATTATTTGAAACAAGACTCGACTTAGGTCGATACGTACCAGAATCGTTTGGTACAGGTGACGTGATTGTGTATTCAGGTGGTGTCCTAGAAATCATAGATCTTAAATACGGTAAAGGTGTAGAAGTAAGTGCCATAGACAACTCTCAACTTAGATTATATGGGTTAGGTGCTTATGAACTTCTCAGTTCTTTATATGATATACACACCGTAAGAATGACCATTATTCAGCCAAGACTTGATAACTATTCAACTGAAGAACTACAGATAAGCACCTTAATTGATTGGGGATTAAACACAGTCAAGCCAACTGCAGAATTAGCATTTGAAGGTAAAGGTGAATTTAAAGCTGGTAGTCATTGTAGATTTTGTAAGATTAAACACTCATGTAGAGCCCGTGCAGAGTATATGCAAGATGTACCTAATAAGCCCGCACACTTATTAAGCGACAACGAAATAGCTGAATTACTTCACAAAATACCTGACATCAAGAAATGGGCAGACGAAGTAGAAAGTTATGCACTTGAAGAAATGACAGACAAAGATAAAGAATACCCAGGTTGGAAGTTAGTAGAAGGGCGTTCAAGACGTATCATGACAGACACAAAAGCGATAGAGAAGATATTAACCGAACAAGGTTATGACAAAAATAATATTACTGAAACAAAACTTCTTAGCATTACAAACTTAGAAAAACAAATTGGAAAAAAAGCATTCTCTCAAATGGTTGGTAGTTATATTGAGAAACCACCGGGCAAGTTAACGCTCGCTCCAGAATCAGATAAGCGCCAACCAGTTAAGCAAAAAGCAGAAGATGACTTTGACAAACTATAAAAAATAAAAGGACGGTATTTAATTATGAAAGCAAAACAAAATGGAACTAAAGTAATCACAGGTAAAGTAAGAGCATCATACGCACATATCTTTGAGGCTCACAGCATGAATGAAGACGCGCCTAAGAAATATTCAGTGAGCTTAATCATTCCTAAATCTGATACACAAATGATTGAAATAATTGAAAAAGCAATTGAAGAAGCTAAAGAAGCAGGAAAAGGCAAATGGAATGGCAAAGTGCCTAACAACTTGAAAACACCTTTACGTGATGGCGATATTGATCGTGAAGATGACCCTAACTACGAAAATGCTTATTTCTTAAATGCTACAAGTGCAAATCAACCAGGAGTGATTGATCAGAATAAAATCAAACTTACTGAGCCAGGCTCATTAGTAAGTGGAGATTACATTAGAGCATCAATTAACTTCTATGGTTATAACGCAAACGGTAATAAAGGTATTGCAGCAGGATTAAACAATATTCAATTAGTCGAAAAAGGCGAGCCATTAAGTGGCGCAAGTAAAGCAGAAGATGATTTTGATGAATTAGACTCAGATGACGACGACTTACTATAAGTAAATAAGCGGGGTGCAATTGCCCCGCTATTATTATAAGCAAATTGAGGTGCAACACATGACAAGAACAATGAATGTTGATATCGAGACATATAGTAGCGCTGACATTCGTAAGACAGGTGCTTATAAATACGCAGAAGCAGAAGATTTTGAAATACTAATTATTGCTTATTCACTTGACGGTAGTCCTGTTAAGGCAATTGATATGTACGACATTGATGAGTTTTTATATAAAGAGTTTAAATTAGCGTTGCTAGATAGTGACATTAAAAAATACGCATTTAACGCAAGTTTTGAACGTATTTGTTTAGCTGAACATTTTAATACAGAAATGCCTCCAAATGAGTGGGTGTGTACGATGGTTAATTCGACAAGAATAGGATTACCCGCCTCTCTCGATAAAGTTGGCGAAGTTTTAAACTTACAAGACCAAAAAGATAAATCGGGCAAGAATTTGATTAACTATTTTAGTAAGCCTTGTAAACCTACCAAAATAAATGGTGGTAGAACACGTAACTTACCTGAACACGATAAAGAGAAATGGCAAATGTTTATTGACTACTGTATTAGAGACGTTGAAGTAGAAATGAATGTAGCAGAAAAAATTAAGGACTTTCAAGTGCCTTCAATTGAGCAAAGATATTGGGCAGTAGATCAACAAATTAATGATAGAGGTATTAAACTTTCAGAAGACTTAATGCTTGGTGCGAACGAGCTTGACAGTATCAGTAAAGCATCGCTTATTGAAGATGCGAAACGTATTACTGGTTTAGATAATCCAAACAGCCCCACACAATTACTTGCATGGTTAAACACTGAACAAGGTTTAGACATACCAAATTTACAGAAGAAAACGGTAAAAGATTATCTCAAAAAAGCAACTGGTAAAGCGAAACTAATGCTAGAAATAAGATTACAAATGTCTAAAACAAGCGTTAAAAAGTATAACAAAATGCACGACATGATGTGTAGTGATCAACGTGTACGAGGTTTATTTCAGTTTTATGGTGCAGGCACTGGCAGATGGGCAGGGCGTGGAGTTCAATTACAAAATCTAACGAAACATTACATCAGTGATACCGAACTTGATATTGCTAGAGAAATGATAAAGAAAAAAGAATTCGATGATTTATCAATTATACTCGATGTTCACCCACAAGACTTATTAAGCCAATTAGTTAGAACAACCTTTACTACAGATGAAGGTAACGAGTTAGCCGTAAGTGATTTCTCAGCTATTGAAGCAAGAGTAATAGCTTGGTATGCGGGAGAGCAATGGAGACTTGAAGTATTTAATACACACGGCAAGATTTATGAGGCCTCTGCGGCACAAATGTTTAATGTTCCTGTTGACTCGATTACTAAAGGCGACCCACTTAGACAAAAAGGTAAAGTTTCCGAACTTGCTTTAGGTTATCAAGGTGGACCTGGTGCATTAAAAGCAATGGGCGCACTTGAAATGGGATTAACTGAAGAAGAATTAAAACCTTTGGTTGATAGTTGGAGATTGGCCAATCCTAATATTGTAAAGTTTTGGAAAGGTTGCCAAGATGCTGCAATTCAAACAGTACGTAAGAGAACAGAGCACTATACACATGGACTTAGATTCTATATGAAGAAAGGTTTTCTAATGATAGAACTTCCAAGTGGTCGTGCGCTAGCTTATCCGAAAGCCAAATTAGGACAAAACTGCTGGGGCAGCGATGTCGTAGAGTTTAGAGGGTTAGATCTTAATCGTAGATGGTCAATACAAAAAACCTACGGTGGCAAACTTGTAGAGAACATTGTACAAGCTACAGCACGTGACATATTAGCCATATCTCTTATGAGAATTGAAGATGCTGGATTTAAAACAGTAGGACATGTTCACGATGAGGTAATTGTAGAAATAGAAAAAGGATCAAATGGCTTAGCGGAAATTGAAACACTCATGAGCCACCCTGTTTCTTGGGCAGAAGGTCTAAATTTAAATTGTGATGGTTTTACATCGCCGTTTTATATGAAAGATTAGGTGATTCCGATGAATGAAGAAACAATCAAGATTAGATACAACGTGACATACGAGAAGTCTTATACTTTTCCGGCAAATGCTAATGATGAGAATTGTGAGATAGAGGACCGTATTTACGATGAAATGCCGACTAAAGAAGATGAATATACTGACGCAAAAGTGATTAGATTTGAAGAGCCGACAATTATAGATAGAGGATTCTAGGGGGACGAGAGAATGAATGAAGAAAATTTAGAAATAGCAGATGGCATGATTGACCAATTAAGTGATATGGATAAAAGTGATTTTGATGACATCCAACTAAAAGCATATGACACAGCATATAAAGCGCTATATAACTTGGCCAGTGAATTGGAGGATTGGAACTAATGAACATCAATTTAAGTAGAGCTAAAGATGATAAAGGTAACTTATGTTTCGTGATGATAGATGATAACGAAGAAGTGTTTGTGGATGTAGAAGATTACAAGGAAGCGAAACAACTTGGTATCCATTGTGTGAAAATTAAATATCATGCGAAGAAAGGTAGACGACACTTAAAAAACTACATTAGAAAGTATGACCAACGTCAAGGTGTGGACAGACTCAATGCAGAGGACAGAGAGCGTGCTGAACGTAAGGTTGAGTTGGAAGAACATAAGCAGCGTAAGGAACAGGAACGTCTGCAGATGATAGAGGACGCTAAGCGTAGAAGTAAGTGGTTTGAACATTTAGCAGAGAATGATGTATTTCCGAAAGTGGTGAAGTAGATGAATATTAGAGAATTAGACTTAGATAGATACGTAATTGTGTATGACATTGGTAAGAGTGAGAATAATAATGGCATGACTGTTGTAGGACGTGTGGAAGAAATAGTATTCAACGATGATAGCGACAATGTAGCTACAATCAATTCATTAGGTAATTTATACGACATCACAGATGATAACGAGTTTGAGTTATGGGCTAAGAGTATTGAAGGTAAGACGGAGAGTATTGGATTTGATAAAGAGAATACGGAGAAAGCAATAAAATTATTATCCAACGACTTACAACAACGTAAGCGTAACGATAAAGTTAACCACCCATCACATTATAACTACGGAGATATAGAAGTAATAGATTTCATTGAGCAGGTAACTCAACACTACAATCCTAACGTAGCTTATCATATTGGCAATGCGATTAAGTATTTAGCACGTTCACCACATAAGAATGGTAAAGAGGATGTAGCTAAAGCTAAATGGTATATCGAACGTGCATATGATAATTGGGATGTGAAGTAAGTGGCTGGCGGAAAACAAAGGTATGAATACGTAATTTATAAAGGCGATGACATTATTTGCCACGGGACACGAAAAGAATGTGCAGAGAAGTTAGGCGTATCTGAACAAACGATAATGTTTATGAGTTCACCTACATTGAAGAATAAAGATAAAGGCACACGATTGATAGCTGAAAAAGTAAGCATTGCAGAGATAGAGAAAGAGTTAGCACTATGATCCTATCCGATACTATAAAAGTTAAATATAAATTAGACACTACTGGGATGAACAGTATAGAAGTGGTAAGAATGTTAAAGGATAAAGGAGTTCGTGGATTCACAATGGAGGTAAATAAACGCTATGTAATCGTAGCAGTACCACGTGAGGATATAAAACGGAACAGGAAGATAATGGAGGGGATTAGGAATGAAAAACCATAGAATCATACATGGCAAGAATGGCACGAAATTAAATGGTGTTTGGTGTGATATGAGGTATAGATGCTCAAATCCTAATAGTAAGTACTACAAAAATTATGGTGGTCGTGGAATAAGTGTTTGTAATGAATGGGATAAATTTGAAAACTTCTATAAATGGGCTATGAGCAACGGTTATAGAAACGGTCTGTCTATAGATAGGATAGATGGAAACGGAAATTATGAACCTAATAACTGTAGATGGGTTGATATGAAAACGCAACAAAGAAATAGAGGTAATAATAGAAAAGTAGAATATGATGATAAATCGTTGTGTTTAACAGAATGGTCTGAAATCACTGGTCTACACCCTAAAACTATAACATATAGGTTGAATAGTGGTTGGAGTATTGAAGAAACATTAACAAAACCAAAAGGCAAATATTCAAGAAAGCTGGTCGAAGAATGAAACAATTCACAGTTTGGCTAGCAGTCGTAATCATACTGGCAATCATACTATTGATAATGTGGATAACTATGTAAAGGAGTGGTGAGGGTGATTATATTAAAGATTTTAGTAGCAATATATGGTTTGTTATCTATAGCGTTTTTGTGCATTTTCACATATTTAGGTGATTCACAAGAAAGAGAACAAAATAAAAGGAAGTGATGGCGAGTGATTAATTATGAAATGGCGTTATATGAAATTGAAATGTACAAAAAGGCGCACGAAAGTTTAAGTGAAAATTTAACTCATGCAAATAAAATGGCTCAACAATACAAAACAGAACGAGATACATTGATAGACGATCTATCATGGTATAAAGCAAAGGTTAGTAGGTTGGAAGATGGTATTAAAACATTGGAACGTAAGAATGCTAATGCAAGAACGTTAAATTGGGAATTAAAAGGTTACGCAGATATGTATAAAGAAGATAGTGATAAATATAAATCGCTACTATCCGAAATCTCCCAACACATCGGCAACAAACCATCGAGCAGCACGTATAAGTATTTTAGAGCGAAGTTGGATGGTATTGGGATTAAGGAGGGTGAGTAGATGAACATACAAGATGCAACTAAGTTAGCAACGAAACATTTAGTAACTATGACAAGAAGTGAATGGAAAGAAAATCATAGAGTAGAAGTATTGCCAACAAATGATAGTTTTTTACAATGTATCGTTATTGGAAGTAACGGAAAAAATATCACGCGATATTGGCAACCTTCTGCTAATGACTTAATAGCTGATGATTGGTCCGTAGATTGTTAGAAAATTAATTTTTTAAAATCTCCGATATCTTGGACTAGTTGTCTGTAGTTATTCTTATAGCGATTTTCGTTAAAAACAATAGCGTCATCAGTAAGATTGATTGACGCAATAGTATTACTCGCAAATACACATTTTAAGTAACCGTTTCTGCTTAATTCTCTACAAGTATCTAAAAAGTCTTCCATATGCCAATCATCGAAGTGGTTTGAATGTAATTCTTCTGCATGACCAAAATATTTAGATTCAGACTTAGATAAGTTATCTTTTCTTTTATCTTTGTAGATTTTGTAGATCGAAATAAGTAAATATTTAGCATCTTTAGTTAATCCCATTTATTTTCACCCCTTTACACATAGATAAATAAATTATACCAGAATAGGAGCTAATTAATATGAACGAATTAGTAAAACAAGTAGAACAATGGAGTATAGATAAAAACTTACACAAAGGTAATCCTGATAGACAAGCATTGAAATTTTATGAAGAAGCTGGAGAAGTTGGAGCAGCTTTATCACGTAATAAACTAGATGATCTAAAAGACGGTATAGGCGATACAGTCGTTACATTAATTATATTGGCACAACAACATGGTATGACAATCGAGGAGTGTTTGCAGTACGCGTATGACGAAATCAAAGGAAGAAAAGGAAAAACAATCAATGGAACATTCATCAAAGAATCAGACTTGTAAGGATAAAGACATATTGCAAAAGGTAAAGGAAGTGTTGAGGAAATGAACACAGGTATATGGATATTTACAAAATCGGGACAATGGTATAAACCGAATGTTCAAGATGAGTTGCGAGAAGTGGTAAGAATTGTTACACATGCTGATAATGGTTTTATACCTTGTAAAGATGAAATAGGTCGTGAAACATTCGTAAATACTAGTGAAGTGGAAAGCGTCAGAAATCGGGATTTAGATGATAGTTGGTCCATATTATGACCCAATACCTAATCCGACACATAACCGACTCAACCGGTCACACTTTCACTGAAGTCATCAAGCCACGTGAGAATGAGCGTTACGAGATTGTGAGTGCAGAGAGTAAGGAAGAGGCGTTGAGTTATAACGAAGTATCTGGAGATAAAAATAATCTTAGTGTAGAAGAAATGAGAAAACGATTAAGGAAAGGACAGTGAGTAGATGGACTTATATTTTTTAACTAACATGGTGATACTGGGTTTTGGAGCTATATGTATCCATTATGTAATAAGGATTAAAGAAGGTGCGGGATATTTCTTTGTTAACATTTTAACCGCAATTCCACTGGTTTTGATAACAATCAGAGATATACAACTCGCCATACCTATGTTGACCATGATTGTTGTTTGGGAGATTAAAAGTATAAGAAAGGACAGTGAGTAATTTGGAGATAGGTAGATACTATTACGTTGTAGTTAACAATGAGAACAGGATGTTTAATGAAGTAGTACAAGTATACGGTGATAACCATATGGAAAAGATTGTAACAACTACACTAGATACTGAAAGAGTTAGATTGTTTGATACCTACAAAGACGCAAAAGAATTAGCTGATATGTATGAGTTCGAGGTAAAGAAGATGAGAGCAGACATATTAGGATTGGGGAGTCGATGATATGAAAATACTCAAAACACTACTAATCATTACCCTATACGAGTTAAGTAAATACGTTACGAATGAAATTATTACACGCAGACAAGCAAACGATGCGGTGGATCAGTACCCGACAGATTATGAGGTGAGTGAATGACGTTCTGGATTATAGCAACTATACTACTAGGATTTATATTTTTGTCACTACTAATTTTTGTGGCTGTAATAGAGAGTAAAAAAGATGAAAAAATTTTTGAACTATCGAAGAAAAATATAATTCTCCAACATGAAGTTGAAAGATTATTAAAGGATAAAGAATTTGAAACAAAATAGTTTAATAGAGTATTAACTAAACATTCTCGAATGGAAAAGTACAACACAGGAGGTAAGTAGATGAGAGCTTTTGTATGGGGGTTGCTTGTTGTAGCAATCTACAAACTAGTATTGTATGTATTTAATTTAAATATAGGGACTGAAGTTGATATGTTTTTAACTATTTCAGCATTCGCTTGTGGCGCAATATCCACGTTTTTAAAAACGATAACGATTACACATAAAGTAGAAGATAAGAATTAAGAAAGGAGCTATAGAAATGCTCGACAAAGTAAAAGAACCTGAGCAGTTAAAGAATGATCGTGACATTACTTATGCTTATGCGTCTTCAAGGCTTGCTAAGCACTGGACGAATCACAACATGGCATGGTCGGACTTCTTAACAAAATTATCTCGTACAGTTAGAACTAAAGAAAGTCTTGTCGAGTACAATAAGATGTCCAAATCTGAACAAGCTGGCATTAAAGATGTCGGCGGGTTCGTTGGAGGATACTTGAAAGAAGGACGCAGACAAGCAGGTCAAGTGATGAATCGTTCAATGCTAACACTTGATTTAGATTTTGCAGCTCAAGATATGACAGACATTATGAGTATGTTCTACAACTTTGCATATGCTGTTTACTCAACACATAAACATAGAGAAACAAGTCCTAGATTACGTTTAGTAGTTCCATTAAAGCGTAATGTAAACGCAGATGAGTACGAAGCAGTTGGCCGTAAAGTAGCGGATATGGTCGGTATGGATTACTTTGATGATACAACATATCAACCACACCGTTTAATGTATTGGCCTTCAACAAGTAGTGACGCAGATTTCTATTTTGATTACGAAGATTTGCCACTGCTAGATCCTGATAAACTACTCAATCAATACAACGATTGGACAGATACACTTGAATGGCCAACATCAAGTCGAGAAGAAAGCAGAACACAAAGACTTGCAGATAAACAAGGAGACCCTGAGGACAAGCCTGGTATCGTTGGTGCATTCTGTAGAGCATACTCAATCGAAGATGCTATTGAGGCATTCATACCTGAACGATATGAGTACCATAGTGAAAATCGCTATACATTCCATGAGGGCTCAACTGCTGGTGGCTTAGTATTATATGAGAATGGGAAGTTTGCATATTCACATCACAACACTGACCCAGTGAGTAGCCAATTGGTTAATAGCTTTGACCTTATCCGTATTCACCTATTCGGTGCACAAGATGAAGATGTGGACGAAAATACACCTATTAACCGTATGCCAAGTTACAAGGCAATGGCAGCGAAAGTACAAAAAGATAAGCAAGTCGCTAAACAACTTGTTAACGATAAAATAAGTGATGCATTTGAAGATTTTGACGCAATAGATAATGAGGATTTAGACATTAATAGTGAGTGGAATGAAACACTAGAAATCACTGCTAAAGGTGCATTTAAATCAACTATTCCAAATATTGAAATTATCTTACGTAATGATCCTAACTTAAAAGGTAAAGTAGCGTTTAATGCCTTTACAAAACAGATTGAATGTTTAGGTAAAACGCCTTGGAACAGTGAAAATAAAAAGCGTCAATGGCAAGACGGCGATGATAGTAGTCTACGTGGTTACATTGAAAAGGTCTATGATATCCACCATTCAGGTAAAACGAAAGATGCCATAATATCCGTAGCTATACAAAACCAATATCATCCAGTTAAAGATTATCTAAATAACGTTGAATGGGACGGACAACCAAGACTTGAACGCGTATTCGTTAAGTACTTAGGTGTAGAAGACACAAGGGTTAATCGCACAACAACACGTAAGGCCTTAACTGCAGGTGTAGCTCGTATCATGGATCCAGGGTGTAAGTTTGATTACATGTTAACTCTTTATGGTCCTCAAGGTGTTGGTAAGTCAGCATTACTTAAAAAGCTAGGTGGCGCATGGTTCTCAGACAGTTTGGTATCAGTCACAGGTAAGGAAGCATATGAGGCACTTCAAGGTGTTTGGTTAATGGAAATGGCAGAGTTAGCAGCGACACGTAAAGCAGAAGTAGAAGCAATCAAGCATTTCATTTCTAAACAGATTGATCGTTTCCGCGTTGCGTATGGCCATTATATAGAAGATTTTCCAAGACAGTGTATTTTTATAGGTACAACAAACAAAGTTGATTTCTTAAGAGATGAAACAGGTGGTCGTCGTTTCTGGCCAATGACAGTGAATCCAGACAAAGTAGAAGTTAAATGGTCGAAGATAACTAAGCATGATATAGACCAAATATGGGCAGAAGCTGTTCACTTCTATAATGAAGGTGAAGAACTCTATTTAGAGCCTGAACTTGAGAACGAAATGAGAGAAATACAAGGCAAACATACAGAAGAACAAGTTTATCAAGGTGTTATTGAATCATTTTTAGAAAAGCCTGTTACAGAGGATTGGTATTCTAAATCAATAGAAGATAGAAGAATGTTTATGAATAGTAGTGATTTTGATTTATTAGATGAAGAAACTGATTTAGTTATGAGGGATAAGATAAGCCCATTAGAAATTTGGGTTGAGTGCTTGAATGGATCTATATCTAAATTACCTTTATATGAACTAAACAAAATAAAAGCTGTACTTTCTAATTTAAAAGGTTGGGAAAGATATGCTGAAACTAAAGATGGAAGACTCAGATTCGGTAAAGAATATGGTCGCCAGTTAGCTTTTATTAAAACCGAGTTTGAAGGTTTAATTTAAGGGTTTTGGTGTCCAATAGGTGTCCATTTATAGGCCTAAGTGTCCAACAGAAATTTTATTTATTTTTTTTAAGTGTCCATTAATTTTTTTATTGGACGCGTGATGGACACCTGTTGGACACCCTTTAGACCAGTCATATCAAGGGTTTAGCCCTTAGTGTCCAATATGGACAACCAATTTATATAAAAGTTTAATAATAGAAGATAGGGAGTAAGAGGACACAGTGTATATGCCTAATGCCCCTAATACAGTATATAGTTGGAATGGTACTGGACAGCTGTCCAATTGGACACTTAATATTTTATGCAAGGTGTGAACACATGAAAGAATCGAAAATTGAAACGTATTTAAAAAAAGAAATTACAAAATTGAATGGCTTATGTTTGAAATGGGTAGCGCCCGGAACAAGAGGTGTACCAGATAGAATTATCATAATGCCAAAAGGCAAAACTTACTTTATAGAGATGAAACAAGAAAATGGGAAGCTACATCCATTACAGAAATATGTACACAAGCAATTTGCAGCAAGAGATCATAACGTTTATGTACTTTGGAGCAAATCAGAAGTGGATAGATTCATCAGTAAGGTGGTCATACCAAATGGCAATTAACTTTAAACCACATGAATATCAAAGTTATTCCATACAAAAGATAATAGAGAATAATAAATATGGATTATTTTTAGATATGGGATTAGGTAAGACGGTTTCAACATTAACAGCATTTAGTAATCTACAGGTAATCGATACAGATAAGATGTTAGTTATTGCACCGCTCAATGTAGCTAAAGACACTTGGGCAGATGAAATTAATAAGTGGGAGCATTTAAAACATCTTAAAGTTTCTAAAGTATTAGGAACACCTAAGCAAAGGATTGATGCACTTAATCAAGATGCAGACATCTATATAACAAATAAGGAAAATACTAAATGGTTATGCGACTATTATAAAAAAAGTTGGCCCTTCGATATGTTAGTAGTCGATGAGTTATCTACATTTAAGAGTCACACAAGCCAAAGGTTTAAAGCTTTAAAGAAAAAGCTACCGCTTGTTAAACGTTTTGTCGGATTAACAGGAACGCCAAGTCCAAACAGTATGATGGATTTATGGGCACAGGTTTATCTAATAGATAGTGGAGAAAGATTAGAGAAATCATTTACTAGATTTAGAGAAAGATATTTCAAACCAACACATCAAGTAAGTGAGCATGTGTTTAATTGGGAATTAAGAGAAGAAGCTGAAGAATTAATATATAAGAAGATAGACGATGTGTGTATCAGTATGAAGGCAAGTGATTACTTATCAATGCCTGAACGGATAGATACAGTTCAAGAAGTAACTTTATCGATTAAAGAACGTAAATTGTATGACGAGTTAGAACGTGATTACATTTTAGAATCAGAAGATGATGGAACGATTGTTGCACAAAGTGGTGCATCTTTAAGCCAGAAGTTACTACAACTTTCTAACGGTGCGGTGTACACAGATGAACAGGATGTAAGACAAGTACACGATCGTAAGTTAGATAAATTAGAAGAGATAATAGAAGAATCACAAGGACAACCAATTCTTCTATTCTATAACTTTAAGCATGACAAGGAACGAATACTTAAACGATTCAAACAAGCAGTAGTGTTAGGCAGTGACAACTATAAAGAAGAATGGGATAAAGGTAATATAGAAATATTGATAGCACATCCTGCAAGTGCAGGGCACGGGCTTAACCTACAACAAGGCGGGCACATCATTGTATGGTTCGGTTTAACATGGTCGCTTGAATTGTATCAACAAGCCAACGCTAGATTGTACAGACAAGGACAAGACAATACGACAATCATACATCACATCATGACTGATAACACAATAGATCAAAGAGTCCATAAAGCTTTACAGAACAAAGAACTAACACAAGATGAATTAATGAATGCAGTCAAAGCAAGAATAGCAGAGTATAAGTAATGGAGGTATATAGATGCGTAAGTCAACAATCAATTATTTAGAAGAAGAACTTAAACAGTATAATAGTACTCAGAAGCGTATGGAAGGTTTGAAAGAAGAGATACAATATCCATGGCAAGAACAAGATACTAATATAGGTGGAGGTAAGAGTAATACAATTACTAGCACAACAGAGAGACAAGCAACAAGACTTATAACTGATAAAAGGTTGGCACATATGCATAGAGTATCAACTGCAATTACTACAGTGTATGAGCACGCACAACCAGTAGAGCGCGACCTAATGAACCTACTATACTTCGATAAGCCTAGAAGATATACAGTAGAGGGTATTATAGATAAGCTACCCATTAGCAGAGCAACATTCTTTAGACTAAAGAAACGTATACTCTATAACTTAGCTGATGAGTTAGGTATAATACATTGATACTTATGTGAGACTTTTGACACGTGTCAAGGTGTTATTATGTTAGTATAAGCAATTGTATCGTAACAGTTGTGCTTGGTACTTCAAGCTCATTAACAATACTATATTATATTGAGGCACATCACATTGAGTGGTGTGTCTTCTTTGTGCTTATTGATATGAGTATCATCACATGAATCATTATAACTATCTATTAAACAACAGTCATGATGATGTACTCATATGAGTTAGCATACATAACTCATACGTCACAACCATTGGTGATCTAAATGTATCTAGACTAATGAGCTTAACTCATAAGGAGAATGACAGATGGCACTAACAAAGGAGCAACGACGTTCGTTCTATAATGATAAACGATGGAGAGTCAAGCGAGAGTGTATTAAAGAGCGAGACCATTATGAATGCCAAGAATGTAAGAGGCAAGGTAAAGTATCACTTGATATATACGAGCCTAATAAGAATGGTCGTAAAAAGATAAAGCTTGTAGTACATCACATTAAAGAGCTTGAATTCAATCCTGAGTTAGCATTAGACGATGATAATTTAGAAACGCTTTGTGTCGATTGCCATAATAAAATTCATGACAGACATTACACAAATTGGAGAGAGCCAAAGAAAAATAAATGGGCTGATGATGAAATGTGGTAATAGAATATTTATTAATTTATATAAAAATAAAATTTAATTTTAAAATACCCCCGGGTCAAAAACTTTTTAAATAAAAATGGCTCGGGGAACCGGTGTAGGGGGAGTCGATTCCGTAGATTTATTATTAAAAAATTCACATAACCCCTCCCTGAAGAAAGAGGTGATATTTATGAGGGTCAGAGATGATGACAAACAAGTTGTTAAAGAACGTAAAAGGTTGCTCGCTTTATACAAAGATATACCGAAAGACAGATTACAAGTTGCAGAAGGCCTTATTATCCAAGCTGCAAGACTGAGGATAATGCTTGATTATATGTGGGAGGACCTCCAACAAAATGGAGAATATGATTTATTCCAACAATCAGATAAAGCCCCACCATATGAGAGAGAAAGACCTGTAGCGAGGTTGTATACTACGCGAGACCAATCTTACCAACGTATCATTAAACAACTCTCAGACTTATTGCCTAAGAAAGATGATGAACCTGATAAAATAGTTCGTCGTGATTTATTATGATTAGCAATAAACATGTTGATGAATATATACGCTTATGGAAATCAGGCAAGATAATGCTAAACAAAGAACGTATATTACTTATTGCATATTTAGAAAGAGACGTGTTAAGTCGAGATGATCTACACTTTGATGAAGAACAAATTGAAAACTTTATCAAATTTACAGAACGTTGGTACTTCCCATTACAATCCTTTCAAAAGTTCATAGTTCCGTTTGTATTTCTGTTCGAGAATGAAGGTAACTTTCTTTATTACGAGCAGTTTTTTATTACGCTTGGACGTGGTGGTGGGAAAAATGGTTTAATAACTGCCTTATCTAATTATTTCATATCTTACCTACATGATATTCCTAACTATGATATCTCAGTTGTAGCGAATTCAGAAGAACAAGCAAAGACCTCATTTGAAGAAGCATATAACATGATTGAACGTAACGAGCTAGAAGATATGTTCTATTTAACTAAGCTTGTCATTACAGACCAAGAAACTAAATCACGATTTAGGTTTAGAACATCGAACGCTGGTACTAAAGATGGTGGACGTGAAGGTTGCGTAATATATGATGAAATACACCGATATGAGAATAGTGAAACAGTAGATGTGTTTAGTTCAGGTTTAGGTAAAGTTAAACATCCACGTGAGTTCTTTATAGGAACTGACGGTTATGTTCGAGAAGGTTTTTTAGACAAAATGAAAGAACGATCATTGTCATTATTAAATGGAGATACACCTGACGATAGAATATTCCCATTCATTTGTAAGCTTGATGACCCACTAGAAGTTGACGATTCAACTATGTGGGAGAAAGCTAATCCTATGTTTAGTGAACCTATGAGTGATTATGCTAGAGGTTTATTCAGAAAAGTAAAAAACCAATACAATGAAATGACTTTCAGTCCTACTAAACGTCAAGAGTTCATGACTAAGCGCATGAATCTACCTGAAGTTGATTTAGAGAAAGTCGTCGCTCCGTGGGAAGATATCCTTGCAACTAACCGTCCATTTCCTATATTAGAAAATAGACAATGTATAGGTGGCCTTGACTACGCGAGTATAAAAGATTTTGCAGCAGTTGGATTGTTATTCAGAGATGGTGATGATTATATATGGAAATCACATTCGTTTGTTCGTAAAGGTTTTTTAGATTCCGTTAAATTAAAAGCGCCAATACATGATTGGGAAAAAGATGGACTACTTACAATTGTTGATGAACCCTCTATAAACCCTTACCACATTGTCAGATGGTTTGACACTATGAGAGAAAACTATGGATTAGAAAAAGTAATTGCTGATAATTTTAGAATGGATTTACTCAGACCTGTATTTGAAGAATTCGGTATAGAGATTGAAGTAATTAAAAATCCTAGGGCAATACAATCATTACTTGCTCCACGTATTGAAACGATGTTTGCTAACCATAATCTAGTATTTGATGACAATCCTTTGATGCGGTGGTACACGAACAATGTTGCTGTCAAAATAAGACCTGATGGCAACAAAGAATATATTAAAAAAGATGAAATACGTCGTAAAACGGATGGCTTTCAAGCACTCGTACATTCACTATATCGTGCAGACGAGCTATTAGAAGCGGACATAGGCAACAGTTTAGATTTCTTAAATGCAATTAACTTTTAATTGAAAGGAGGAAAAAGATGGTTAGCTTTTTCGACAGAATTTTTAACAGACATGAAGAAGCAAGTTGGATGTATGATCTTGAATTATTTCAAGATACATCACAAAAAGCCTATCTCAAACAAATGGCTTTAAATACTTGTATTGAATTTTTAGCACGTACTATTTCACAATCTGAATTTAGAATTACAGATGAAAATAATAAAGTGATTAAAGATAGTGTTTGGTACAAATTAAACACGAGACCAAATACAGATTTATCATCTACAGATTTTTGGCAGTCCGTTATTTTTAAACTTATTTACGATAATGAAGTATTAATTATTGTTACAGATACAAAAGATTTAGTAATAGCAGATGACTACCACCGTAAACGTTTTGCTTTATATCCCGATGTATTTGAGGGCGTAACTATTGGAGAGTATGAATTTGAACGCTCATTCAAGATGGATGATGTGCTTTATCTGACTTACAACAATGAGAAACTTAATAAGTTTACAGAGGGGTTATTTGCAGATTATGGTGAAATATTTGGCAGAATGATAAATGCTCAAATGCGTAACTATCAAATACGAGGAATCATAAATGTAGATTCACAAAACGTAAACAGTGAAAAAGAAATAGAAAAAATGCAGAAATATGTAAATAAGGTCGTAGATTCTTTCAGTAAAAACGGTGTTGCAATTACCCCCTTAACAAAAGGGTTTGACTTTCAAGACGTGTCAGCAAATACAAAAGGAAATAACGCATCATTTGATGAATTAACGAAATTACAAAAAGCTATGGTTGATTCAGTAGCGAAAGCTATTGGCATACCGCCGTCATTGATACATGGTGAGTTAGCAGACTTAAAAAATGCCTTAGAGTCATTTAGTAAGTTCTGCACTAAACCTTTAAATAAAAAGATAGAAGATGAATTAAAAGCAAAACTGTTAACTCAAAAAGAAGTTATTAAAGGTAAGAACCTAAAAGTTATAGGTATAGACAAGAAAGACCCACTTGAAATGGCAGAAGCTATTGATAAACTTGTCGCTTCAAGTACATTCACACCTAATCAGGTGCTTGTCTTACTAGGTGAAGAACCTTCTGATGATCCTAAGATGGATGAATACTTTGTAACAAAAAACTACACAAAAGCAAATGAAAATGTAGTGAATGAAGAACCACTAGAAGGGGGTGATAAATGATGAAAATAAACGTTAAAGGCGCAATCGTGCCCAACAATGACAAATGGATATACGACATGTTAGAAATGGACGCCACATCGCCTAAAGACGTGTTTGATGCGCTACCCTCTACTAATGAAGATGTAGAAGTTATCATCAATTCAGGTGGTGGAGATGTATTTAGTGGAAGTGAAATTTACACATCGTTGAAAGAATATCCGGGCAATGTAAATGTCAAAGTTGTTGGTGTCGCTGCAAGTGCAGCATCTGTAATTGCGATGGCAGGCTCAAAAATAGAAATGAGTCCTACAGCACAAATGATGATTCACAATGCTAGTTCTATAGCTGTTGGAGACAATAGAAAAATGCAAACTGCTTATAACATGCTAACTTCAGCTAATAAAGCAGTTGCTAATGCCTATATTGCTAAAACAGGAAAATCAGAACAAGAAATTACTGATCTAATGAATGAAGAAACATGGTTTAGCGCAGATACAGCAGTTGAGCAAGGATTTGCAGATAGCAAGATGTTTGATGAAAGCGCACCGAGATTGGTTGCTACTTCAGGACAAATGCTATCTAACGATGCAGTAAGTCGTATTGCAACATTAATGAGTAAAACACCAGAAGTAAATATTGATGTTGAGCAAATTGCAAATAAAGTTATAGAAAAACTAGAAGATAAAAAAGAAGCCGTTATTGATAGTTCTACTAAAGGAAAAACAGTAGAAGACAATAAGTCTAGGTTCTTTTTTTAATACAAAAAACAAGGAGGGTCATTTAAATGACTATACAATTATCAGATGATTTTAAAACAGCACGTCAGGAATTCTTAAATGCAATTCAAAATGGCGAAGACGAAAAAGCACAAGCCGAATTATATGGCAAAATGATTAATGAACTATTCGAGGAATCAAAAGCACAAGCACAAGCTGAAGCAGAAAGAGTTTCTAGCTTACCTACAGCAGAAAGCAAGTTAACTGCTGAACAACGTAAATTCTTTAATGAAATCAACACAGAAGTTGGATATAAAGAAGAAAAATTAATACCAGAAGAAACGATTGATCGTATCTTTGAAAATCTTACTACAGAGCACCCATTACTTGCAGATTTAGGTATTAAGAATGCTGGCTTACGTCTTAAATTCTTGAAATCTGAAACAAGTGGCGTAGCTGTATGGGGTAAAATCTTTGGAGAAATCAAAGGTCAATTAGATGCAGCATTCAGTGAAGAAACTGCAATTCAAAACAAATTGACAGCCTTCGTAGTTTTACCAAAAGACTTAAAAGACTTTGGTCCTGCATGGGTAGAACGTTTTGTTCGTTTACAAATCGAAGAGGCATTTGCAGTTGCGCTTGAAGCAGCTTTCTTAAATGGTACTGGTAAAGAACAACCAATTGGTTTGAGTCGTCAAGTTCAAGAAGGTGTATCAGTTACAGGCGATGTGTACCCAGAAAAAGAATCTTTAGGTACTTTAACATTCAAAGACCCACGTACTACTGTACTTGAGTTAACAAAAGTATTTAAAAACCACTCAACAGATGAAAAAGGAAAATCAGTAGCAGTTAAAGGTAATGTGACTATGGTAGTTAATCCATCTGATGCATTTGATATTCAAGCACAATATACTCATTTAAATGCTAATGGTGTGTATGTAACAGCGTTACCATTCAACTTGAATGTAATTGAATCTGTCGCACAACCTGCAGGTAAAGTTTTAACATACGTTAAAGGTCGTTACGACGGTTATTTAGCTGGTGGTATTAACTTACAAAAATTCGACCAAACTTTAGCAATTGAGGATATGGATTTATACACTGCTAAGCAATTTGCCTATGGTAAAGCTAAAGATGATAAAGTAGCAGCTGTTTACGACTTAAACATCAATTCAGAGGAAGGTTCGCCCTAATGAACCCCAAAACGTTGAAGTTGTAGTTAATGCAAAATCAGCCTCAATTACAGCGGATTAGGGGTGTGGGAGAATGGACGAATTACTAAAAGAGTTCAAGCAACGCATGCATATATTTCACAGTTCTGAAGATGAATCGCTAAAACAGATTTTAAACAAATCCTATATAGCGATTCAATCAATCTGTGGAAGTTTTGATATTGAAGATAGTCCAATAGGTCAAGAGTTAGTGATGGAACGTTCGCGATATGTTTATAATGAGCAGTTGCAGTTTTTCCATAAAAACTTTTCTACATTATTACTTGATTTTGGACTTAATAATAAAGTGTTTGGTGGTGATGAGTTTGGCGTCGATGAGATACAAGAGTAAGAAAGTACAGTCAGGCGATTTACGCACACCCGTAATATTTTATCAGTATAAGAATGAAGGACCTTACCCAGACGATGTAAAAGAAGTTGAAGTGCATCGATGTTATGCCGAAACTTATAATCCATCTATGAAAGATAGAGAAATTCTAGGTGTAAATGAGTCTATGCATGGTCTAAGTTTGGTAATCAGAGATGCTTATCAGTCATTTACCCCCAACAACAAACACATCGTTTTTGTAGAAGATTTTAGGCTAGAACAACCCTTATTCAATATATATGAAGTAAGACTAGATACACCTGAACGTGGCTTTATAACTGTGATTTTAGGTGAGAAATAATGAGTGTTGAAATTAAGGGGATTAAAGAGCTGGAAAATCAATTAGAAAAGCGATTTGGCACTAGTTCTATGAGGGCTAAAAGTGATAGAGCTTTGACTGAAGCTTCTGATTATATGCTTGGGGAAATGAAAACACATTTCAAAGCTTTTAAAGATACAGGTGCTTCAATAGAAGAGATGACTCGAACAAGACCTTTTACTGATGCCAAAGACAGACAAAGAACTGTGGTCATTGAATGGGTAGGTCCTAGAGATAGGTATAATCTAGTACATTTAAACGAACATGGTTATGATCGTAATGGTAAAAAGTTTATACCTAGAGGGTTTGGAGTCATTGCTAAAACGCTACAAGCAAGTCAAGCAAGATACAGGAAAATTGTAATTGATGAATTGGGGAAAGGCTTATGAATATACTTTCATATATAAGAGAAATAATAATAAACGATGAGCTGATTAAAAATCATGTTTCAAATAGAATCTATTTTTATGAAGTGAGTGAAAATGCTGATACAACAAAGCCTTTCATTATTCTTTCGCCAGTTGTAGACAGTCCAAGTTCATTTGCTTCAGATAAGTATCTATCAGAAACTTTTACAATACAAGTCGATGTGGAAAGTTACAAAGATCAATTTACTATAGATATAACAAAGAGAGTACGCTATTTGCTTAAAGAATACGGCTTTTATCAAGCGTCAAGTGTTTTAGATGCATATTTTAAACAAACAAAACGGTATGTCAAATCAAGAAGATATGAAGGTATACCGAAAAATATATACTACAAGGGTGAACGTGTCGAATAGATGCGTTCTTTTTTGTACCAAAAATTAGGAGGAATTCAAATGGGTTCAGCAACAGTAGGATTTAAAAAGTTACACGTAGGTGTTTTCGACGATAAAGCAGAAAAAATTATTAAAAAGATGACTTGGGAAGATGACAAAGGTGGTACTGTCAACATGAATATCACTGGTTTGGCACCAGAAATGGTTGATATGTGGGCGTCAAATAAGCGTGTTTGGATGAAGAAACAAGGAACTAATGAAGTTAAATCAGATACAGATTTATTCAATATCCCTACAGAAGATTTAGATTCGGTTCTAGGGCGTGAAAAAGATGAAAACGGCACTTCATGGATTGGCGACGATACTCGCGCACCATATGTTGCAGCAGTTGGAGAATCAGAAGATGCAGATGGTAATCCGATTTATTGTGCATTAGTTAAAGGTACTTTCAGTTTAGACCAAGTTGAATTTAAAACAGCAGCAGAAAAAGCTGAAGCACCTGAAGCAACGAAACTCACAGGCGATTGGATGAACCGTAATATTGACGGTAAATCTCGTGCAGTTGGTTACCACGAAGGAGAAGAAGGCGCAGAAGCTTTCCTTGCATTAGTTTTCCCAGGATCTATTGAAGAACCAGTAACACCCTAAGGTTCCCCAAAAAGTTGAAGTAAGTGCAAACAGTAAATCTGCATCTATTTCAGCAGAATAGGGGTTTTCAAATTATAAATAGGAAGGTGAAAACATGGCTGATACATTAAACGTATATAAAGGTGAGTCATTAGTAAGTAGTTCTGCATATGCAGAAGGTAAAGCTACAGTGACTATCAATGAATTAGAAGCAAACACTGATTATCCATTAGGTACTTATCAAATTGCGAGACAAAATGAACATGGAGAGTCAGATAAAGTAGATGTACCTGCTTTCAAAACAAAACCTATTTCAGTAACCGGTGTAACTATTGCACCTAAGACAGCAAGTGTAGACGTAGGTAGCACAACTAAACTGTCAAGCACAGTAGCGCCATCAACAGCAACTAACAAGAAGGTAACTTACAGTTCATCTGCTGATAATATTGCTACAGTAACAGCTGATGGCACTGTAGAAGGTGTGGCAGAAGGTGAAGCCACAATCACAGTTACAGCACAAGACGGAATTAAAACAGATACGTCTGTTATCACTGTTAGCGCAGTAGTTGAACCAGAAGTATAAGAAGTTATTGAGGGCTTATGGCCCTCTTTTTTATTTATAAAATTATCAAAGGAGATTACAAAAATGACTAAAAAAGTAGAAATTAGATTAATTAATCCAGAAACAAACAAGGTAGAAGTTCACACAAGAGAGAGCGAATTAACAGTTCAAGACAAATTAGATTTCGCACAAATGCAAGATAACTTTACTAAAGAACTTAGAGAAGAAACGATGACACAAGTTAAAGCTATTAAAATCCGTACTGAATTTTTAGCATCTTTATTTGATATTTCAGAAGAACAAATTTTAAAAGGCATTAAATCAGCTGAATTCGATGACGTTTGTAAAGATATCTTTGCTCAAATTTCTCCAGAAGAGTTTCCAGATGAAGAGGATGAAGAATCGGGAAAGTAGTCTCTTTTGATGAGTTTAGAAAAAATGTAGATTCAATCATGCATTTTTGTATGCGTGAATATGGTTGGACGATAGACGAAGTAAAACGCCAACCTTATGAAACTTTGTGCCGAATGATAATTGATAAAGGTGAAGAAAAAGAAAGTCAGAAACAATCAGAAGTGATAACTGGTTCTGCACTTAAACAATTATTTGGAAGCTAGAAAGGAGGAAAATAATGAGTGATAACATAAAAGGTGTAACGATACGTAACACCATGGACAATTCGCAAGTAGAAGAAGGGTTTAAAGGACTGAAACGTCAATTAGGTTTAGCTAACAGCGAATTGAAAGCAAATTTATCTGCTTTTGATAAATCAGAAAAATCTATGAAGCAGTACCAAACAAGAATAGATGGCCTTAACAATAAAATGAAAATCCAAAAGCAAATGTTTAATCAAGCAGAACAGGAGTTAAAAGACTTAAATGCAAATTACACTAAAGCTAAACAAACGGTTTCAAGTGTAGAAAAAGCATACAAATCATTAGCCGATGCAACAAAAAAAGAAAAAGCTGCACTAGATAAATCTAATGACGCTGTTAAATCCTCTAATGCTGAATTAAAGAAATCCCAGACTCAGTATAAGCGTACTACGGAGCAAAAAGATAAAGCTTACCAAAAATTAAAGCAACTCAGACAAGCTGAAAAAGAATTGAAAAATTCAAATCAAGCCACAACAGCACAGCTTAAAAAGGCTTCAGAAGCTACCCAAAAACAATCTCAAAAGCATAAAGAATTAGTTCAAAGATACAAAGAAGAGGGTTCACAAGTTAAGAACCTTAAAAATAAAAATGAGAATCTAGCTACTACTAATAAAAAAGTTAAAGACAGTTACGATAAAACTAATACTGAGCTTAAGCAAACAGAAAAAGAGTATAACAAGCTAAATTCTACTATAAAAAATCACGACCAAAACTTAGCAAAGGCTAAAAATGCAGTTAATAATGAACGAGCTTCTATGAACAACCTTCAAAAAACTATTGATAAAACTAAAAATGAGATGAAGTCTTTTAATAAAGAACAACTTATTGCTAATAGTCATTTTACTAAAACGGCTAACAATTTGGATGCAATGTCTGATAAATTCGGCAAAGTTGGTCTTGGTATGAGCTCATTTGGTAGAAGCATGTCTATGTATGTAACTACGCCAATTGTTGGTGCAATGGGCTATGCGAGTAAACTTGGCGTTGAATTTGATGATGGTATGCGTAAAGTTCAGGCTACTTCAGGTGCTACAGGTAAAGACTTAGACGCTTTAAAAGCTAAAGCTCGTGAAATGGGTGCGACAACTAAATTCAGTGCTACTGACAGTGCTGAAGCTATGAATTATATGGCTATGGCAGGTTGGAAAACGCAAGATATGATAAGTGGTTTGCCAGGTATTATGAACTTAGCTGCTGCATCAGGTGAAGAACTAGGCACAGTTTCCGACATTGTGACTGATGGTTTAACAGCTTTTGGTTTACAAGCCAAAGATAGTGGGCATTTTGCAGATGTGTTAGCTTCTGCGAGTGCTAACGCTAATACAAATGTACAAATGATGGGAGATGGATTCAAATATGCCGCTCCTGTAGCTGGAGCCTTAGGTTACACTATTGAAGATACTTCTATTGCCATAGGATTAATGAGTAATGCGGGAATAAAAGGTGAAAAAGCTGGTACTGCATTACGTACAATGTTTACCAACCTTGCTAAGCCTACAAAAGCTATGAAAGATAAAATGGATGAACTCGGAATATCTATAACAGATAGCAATGGGAAAATGAAACCTATGCGTGATGTTATGGGAGATCTTAGAGAAAAATTCAGTGGTCTTACAAAAGATCAACAAGCAGCTGCAGCAGCAACTATATTTGGTAAAGAATCTATGAGTGGTGCATTGGCAGTGGTTAACGCATCAGAAAAAGATTATAACAAATTAAGTAAAGCGATAGATGGCAGTGAAGGTTCAGCTAAGAAAATGTCTAATACAATGGAAAAAGGGTTAGGTGGTAGTTTAAGAGAACTACGTTCAGCAGCTGAAGAATTAGGTTTATCAGTATTTGAGACGATTCAACCTGCTCTGTCAGGTATGGTTGGTGGATTAAAAGCAAGTGTCGATTACTTAAACAAGTTACCAAGTGGTGCTAAGGTTGCGGTTGCTGGTTTATTGGGTGTTACAGCTGCAATTGGTCCTCTAGCTTTAGGTATAGGTTTACTTTTACGAGCTATAGGCAGTGCAGCAAAAGGATATGCAGTGCTAAATAGACAAATGGCAGTTAACAGCGCAGAAGCAGTTGTTAATGCAGGCGCTAATAAAGCTGCAGCTGGAACCTTGGCTACAACAGGAAAAGCAACTAAAGAACAACAAGGCCTATTTGGTAAACTAGGAAATGTGCTAACTGTAACTACTGGTAAATACAGTAAATTAGGTAACGCAGTAAAAATTGGTGGAAAGCTAATTGGTAAAGCAACAATACCATTAACAATACTTACAACAATATTTGGTGTTGCTTATGAAAAGATGGATTGGTTCAAACAAGGCTTTAAAGATATGGGCAAATTTGTTAACCAAATTGGCGCCAACATCGATTTCTCATGGATTGGAAAATTAGGCAAAGAATGGGATAAGTTCAAAGATGATATGGCTAAAGGTCTACAAGATGGTGCTTTATTTAAAGGCATAAAGAAAGGTTTTGACGGCCTACATTCTGCAGTTTCAAAAGCTACTGATACAAATAATGTATTTGGTAAAAGTGTATCAAAAGGTACTAAGAAAGCTTTGAGCTCCTATAACGATTTATCTGAAAAAGCAAAAGTAAAACTCGAAACAATTCAAATTACCCATGAAAAAATTGGAGATAAGCAACTTCAACAAATTACTTCACTTTATGGAAATATCAATGAAGAAGTAACAAAACAACTTAATAAGCGACATGACAGTGAAGTTAAAGGCTTAGAAAAGATATTTAAGGATACGAGCGGTCTTTCTAAATCAGAAGAAGCTAAAATATTAGAAAACACTAAAAACAGTAATAAAAAAGAATCAAAAGAAGCCCAAAAAATCAATAACCAAATACTAGGCATTTACAGTGTTGCTCATAAAGAAAAACGTTCTTTAACTAAAAAAGAAAATGATAAGATTGCGAAATTACAAAGCAGTTTAGATAATACGGTGGTTAAATCATTATCGAAAGGTGAAGTAGAACAAAAAGCTATCCTTGAAAGAATGAAACAAAACAAAGGAAAACTTTCAATGCAAGCGGCAGCTAGTGTTATTAAAGAAAGCGCTAAAGAACGTGACAATACTGTTTCTAATGCGAAGAAAAAATATAAAGCAACTGTAGCTGAAGCTGTGAAACAACGAGATGAAACAGGAACCTTATCTAAATCACAAGCTGATAAAGTTATAAAGGACGCTAAGAAACAATACGACGAATCGAAAGGCAAAGCTAAGAAACAACATAAAGCTGTTGTAGGTCAAGCACAGAAACAAAATAAAGGTGTTAAGAAAAACATCGATTCTCAAACTGGCCATGTTAAATCTAAATGGGAAGTTATGAAAGATTCATCTATTGGCGGGGCTAAAAAAATATCGAAAAAGGTAGTTGGATACTTCAAAGATACACACCAAGGCGCTAATAAATGGTGGAGTAAAGTTGGGAAAACTGTAGGCAATAAATCAAAAGAAGGCTACAATGGGGCTCAAAAGTGGTTCAGTAAGACGAAAAACAAATCTATAGCATACTTCAAGGATACGAAGAAAGGCGCCGACAAATGGTGGAATAAACTAGGTTCTAAAATTGCTAGTGAGTCAAAAGGAGCTTGGAAAGATACGGGTAAGTGGTTTAGTAAAACTAAAACACGCTCTGTTAATTACTTCAAAGACACTAAACAAGGTGCTGACAAATGGTGGAGTAAGTTAGGAAGTAAAATAGCTAATAAATCTAAAGATAGTTATAACAGTTCCAAAAAATGGTTTGGTAAAACAAAAGATAAGAGCATAGCCTATTTTAAAGATACGCATGGCGGGGCTAATAAATTTTGGAATAAAATTGGAAGTAAAATCGCTGGTAAATCTAAAGATAGCTACAACAGTGCAAGAAAATGGTTCGGTAAAATGAAAGATTCAACTGGTGACAGACTTTCAAAAATGTGGGGCAAAGCTAAGGATATTTTTGGCAAAATTGCTGGTGAAGGCGAAGACAAATCTAAGAAAACGCATGGTAGCTGGAAGAGTTGGTTAGGTAAAACACTAGATTGGATTAAAAATATCAAGAAAGATTTTGGTAGCGCAGCATCAGACTTAGGTAAATCGGTTGCTAATAAAGCAATTGACGGACTTAACGGTATGATTGGCGGTATTAACAAAATTGCTAAAGCAATTACTGATAAGACTTTAATCAAGCCTATTACACCTTTATCTACTGGTACTTATAATGGCGCATCAGTTGCAACAGATAGTGAAGGTGGATTAAGACAATCAACTTTAGCTGTTGTAAATGATAAGGGCGCAGGTAATGCACCAGGCGGTGGCGTTCAAGAAGTAATAGAGAAAGCTGATGGTTCATTACATGCACCACAAGGCAGAAACGTAGTGGTTCCTTTAGATCCTGGCGATAAAGTTCACAATGCAACCGACACAAAACGTTATAAAGATATGGGTCTGTTACCTAGATTTGCTAGTGGAACTAAGAAGAAGAAAAAACTTCAGGATATTATTGGTGATAAAGTTGGTAGCATCGCAGGGAATGTAAAAGACGGCGCTTCAGATACAGCTCATGGTATTAAAAAGAAAACTGAACAAGGTTTAGAAAAAGCAGCTGATTTAAAAGATAAAGGTGTTTCTTGGTTAGGTGATACTTTTGGCGATGTAATGGATTGGATTGATAAACCAGGAAAATTAGTGAACAAAGTTTTTAACAGTCTAGGCTTATCATTTGGTGAAGGCAAAAACGCAACAGTATCAATGGCAAAAGGCGCTTATTCAAAAATTAAAACCTCATTTATTGATAAAGTTAAATCAATGTTTGATGAAGTAGGCGGTGGCGATGGTGATGCTGCTTGGTTGTTTAAACATGATATTTGGCAAAAATTCGGTAACTATACTGGCGGGCTAGGTTTTAACGGAGGTAAGCACTATGGTATGGATTTTGGAATGTTACCTGGTACAAATGTTTATGCTGTTGCAGGAGGAAAAGCAAGTAGAGTATGGCATGACTATGGCGGTGGTAATTCAATTGAAGTTGACCTTGGTGGCGGTCTAACAAACTGGTATATGCATCTACAAAAACAACTAGTTAAACAAGGTCAACGAATTAAAGCTGGAGATTTAATAGCCAAATCTGGTAACACCGGTGCATTTACTGCTGGAACTGGTCATTTACATTTCCAATTAAACAAAAATGGCGTACCCAAAGATCCGGAACAATGGTTGCATAACCTAGGCAGTAAAGGTGGCGGAAACTCTGGACCAAAAGCAGTTCAAGCGTGGAAACCAGAAGTAATGAAAGCATTAGGATTAGCAGGGTTACCTCAAACTTCAGCTTACGCTAATGCTTGGCTAAGACAAATTAATACAGAATCTACAGGTAACCCTAAAGCTATTGGTCCAGGTAGCTCAGAAGGTAATCCTAAAGGATTGGTACAAGTTAAGCCAGGAACGTTTAACGCTTATAAGTTAGGTGGTCATGGGAATATATTCAATGGTCTTGATAACTTGATTGCCGGTATGCGTTATGCAAAAGCTACTTACGGAGGAAGAATGCTAAAACAAATTGGTGTAGGGGGACCATACGCAAACGGTGGTATGGTTACTAAGCATCAAATGGCTGAAATAGGAGAAGGAAATAAAGCTGAAATGGTTATACCTTTAACTAAACGTAACAGAGCCGTACAACTTATAGAACAAGCTATGCAATATGTTGGTATGGATACTGGCAAAACTAATGTAACAGTGAATAATGACAACTCAACTATTGAAAAGTTATTGAAACAAATTACAATACTTAACGAGTATAACAATAAGCTTACTTCCACACTGATTAATGTTGTACAGAACTTACCTGTAGGTATCGATGCTAATAAATTAAATAACTCATTTAATAAGAAAAATGGAAGTAAATTAAACCATCAAAGTTATTATAGGGGGACTAGCTTAAATTGAATAAAGTATCATTCTTAAAATTAATCACTAATAGTGAAACAATAAACGTTCAGGAAGAAATTCCTGGACTTATTTTTTTAGATGCCAAACAGGAATATCCGATTGCTAATTCAAACAGTATTGAAATAAAAGGGATAGATGGAGAACTTCCCGGTAGTATTACGTATTCTTCTTTCAATCTAATTATCAGGTTAGGCTTCGATGGATTTGATTCTATAGATTCATATTTAGCAGAAGATGCTTTAAGAAAATTATTTTTTCGAAGAGAGTATTATTACATTATAACCTCAGATTCTCCAAATAAAAAATATGCGGTTGAGAACCCTCAAATAGCACCAAGCGTCAAAGATAGCAGCACTATAGAGTTCGAACTTACGTTTAAAGTTTACAAAGGTTATTCAGAATCGCTCTATTTAACAGATCAGTTTTCATTAGGTGATGGAAAATGGCAGTTTGAAAACGGATTAGTACCTGATAGCGATATTAAGTATAAACATACACGTACATTGTTTGAAATATTTAACGGAAGTAGCGACACCATAGACCCAAGACATAGCCATAAATTGAAAATAAGAATTAGATTAGCCACTGAAACGGGTTTCAAAATCATCAATAAAAAAACAGGTGATGTATTTGAGTATATCGGTGAGTTGAAAGCTAACCAAAGTTTTTTAATTGATGGCGGTTATCCATACAAAGACCAAAAACGATGTGGTAGACAGACTAATCATGGAATAATTAGACTAGCACCGGGTTATAACACATTTGAAGTATGGGGGAAAATATCAAAATTTGAAATTGAGTTTGTTTTTCCTTTCATATATAGGTAGGTGATAAATTGGAAGATTATGATATTATAGTTACCGATTTTAATAACAAGATGTCAGAGTTACTACTCGATTTTGCCTATGATACTTTTGTATATGAATATGAACGTAACAATAGTAGACAGATATCATTCACAGCTTATAAAACAACTAAGAATGAAGATGTATTCAATATGTTACAAAACGAATCTTATATTGATTATCAAGGTCAAAGGTATGTCATAAAAGATTCTGACGCTAATTATGATGGGTTTGTTCATACAAAAGAAATAACAGCTTTTCATATCATGTACGAATTTCAAAATCATTTTGTGAGTAAGGATATTACAGATGAAGAATTGAACGAAGAAGGCTCGGACGAAGAAGTCGAGTTATTGATGACGCTTGACCAATTTCTGAAATTTGCATTTAAAGATAACAAATTAGATTATTCCTATTCAATTAAAGGTAATTTTAATCAGTCGTTACCCATTAGCGAATTAGGTGGTAAAAACGGTATTGAGCATATTGTAGAAGGCGCTGAAATATTTGGTTATATTTACTTTGCAGACAACAAAAAAATAACTTTCTACGACCACAATACTTTTTATAATGCATCTGAAAAAGTTGTTAGATATCGATATAACAATGATGAAGTTAAAGCGACCATCGATACAAAAGATATGAAAACTTATATCAAGGGTTATGGTAAAAAGAAAAACAAAACAGAAACTAAGAACTATAGTCCTGTTAAACCTCCTAACTTGGAGTTTAACGGGGCTTTTTTTAAAGAAGGAACATGGCGAACGCAGATAGTGGGTGCGAGTTATCAAAAAACATTTAACTGTAAATGGGGTAACGAAACACTTACATGGACACTTAAAAAGTTATCACGTGGTGGTTTGCTAGATGTTTATATTGATGGCGATTTACTAGGCAGATACAGTTGTTATAGTCACACTGCACGTTCTGAACAAATAATAATAGCTAAAAATTTAAGTAAGGGTAACCACACATTCAAAGCAATTTTCAGAGGTGCAGACCCCAATGTTAAAGAGTATAAAACAGAACCTGTGATGTATGTAGGTACAGAGAAATCTAATGTTTTGAATTTAACAGCTGTTCTTAAAGGGTCGGAAGTTTACCATACACTAGGTGAATATAAATCACCTAATTACAATGTGTTCGGTCACAGACAAGCGCCTGATGTGTTCGACGATAATATAACAGATAAAACTGAACTGGTTAAAAGATTAAAAAGTGAATTGAACGATCAACCTAAAATAGGTTTAGAAATCAATTATATAGACAAAGAACAAATAGACGAAAACGATGCTATTTGGTTTATTCATGAACCACTGGAGTACGATACAGAATTAAAAGTTGTTTCTTTCAATCGTAAGCACCCTCTTAACACAGAACCAGACGAAATATCATTTAGTAACAACAATGACGATATCATAAAAATTCAAAATAAAATAACTAATCAGATAAAGAATGTTGATAACGCAATTAAGAAAGGCGCTATAAACAATATTTATTCTCCTGCTACTGGATATGTAGAAGGACCAATCGTAGGGAGTGTGTTAATCAATGACTAAAGAAATACAGATACGTAGTTGGGTTAATCCTAACGACGGAGAAACTGAATTTATTCAAACACATGCGGAAGGTGTCATTGGTATTGAAGAAAAAATACAAGAAGAAATACAAAAAAATGAAACAGATGCTATTATATTGCGTTCTCCCGAAGGTCAAAAGTTCATGCTAACTGTAGATAATGGCGGGGAATTAGGCACTGTTAAAGTTGAGGAGGGTTAACATTGATACGTTTACAAACGAACATGAGTAATCAATTAGACCAAACATATAGAAGTGAAGATATAAGCAACTTCAAAAAGTTAGAGGTTGGTGTTAATGAATTATACAAACTTTTAAAAAAACACCAACAAGATGATGAGGTAAAACACGACAGTAAACAAGTTTCTCATGGGAACACTACAGTAGATAAGATGTTAATTTATCAAATGAGTAGAATTAGAAATCTAGTATTAGGTTCGGACAAAGACAGTTTGAAAGAAGTAAAAGACGCTAGAGTCGATAATGATGGAAACGAATACCCTATATTGTCAGAGCGTTTAAATGCACAGTATGACAACATGACGAACCGCATCAATGAAGTTGAAAACCGTTTTATAGAGATTAATTTTGATGAATATGAACCAGATAAAACAGGTGAAGTAGGTATTGCTAATAAGTTGCAACACGCTTTGAATCGTCTGAAAGATGCTAAAGGGGGCATACTTCATATAAAAAATGGCGATTACTTAATGGACGCAAGGGTAGCTGTTTACTCAAACACTGAAATAAAAATGGAAAAAAATGTCACTCTCTATCGTGGATGGAGTGGTGGCTTTTTTGATATTGGTCATAAAAATGATGCTTATTACGGGTACGAAGGTGTCCACAACGTTCAAATTACAGGTGGTACGTTAGATAGTAACTACGAAAATTTAAGTAAATACCCTACTACCGAAATGAATTTTATACAAATGCGCCACAATGATAATGTGACACTTTCTAACATTAAGTTTAGAAATGCGATCAGTTTCCATGTAACTGACATTAACGGTTCGAGAAATATTAAAATTAGAGATTGTATATTTGAAGGATATATTGACTTAAACGGTAAAGAATATAAAGAGGCTGTTCAACTAAGCGAATATACAAATGATAGTATTGGTGGTGCAGGTTATGAAGATGGTACACCAACACGTGACGTTGTAATAGACAATTGTGTTTTCAAAAAATCAGACATATTAGATAGTTTTAATGTGGCAATCGGTAATCATTTAAGCAGACACAATATATGGCAAAAGAATTTTAAAATACAAAACTGTGTATTTGAAGATATTAAACAAATAGCCGTTAGACCATACAAATGGAACAACGTTAAAGTTTTAAATAATGAGTTCCTAAGATGTAATGAAGGTGTTCGTATATCTTCTGTTGACGGTGATGATATTAGCGCTAACGATGTAAATGGTGTGCCTAGTGGTCAACCACAAACAGGTATGTTATACACAATAGAAGGTAATACCTTCCAAGATTACAAATCCAAAGGAATTACAGCATATGGTAATCAATACAATGATATTACTGCACGTATTACTGAAATAAACATTACAAATAACTTCTTCGTATCAGATAACAACGATGTGGGTGAAGCTATAGTTTTGAGTCTATGTGCAAGTGTTCATATCAAAACAAATACAATTGGTTACGCATACAGAGGTATAAGACTCATAGGTTGCCACACAATTGTTATCAACAGTAACTATATTAACAATATTAAAACAGAGGCAATAATTAACCAAGTATCACCATATACAGGTTACTCTGCATTGTGTAGACACATCTACATTTCAGACAATATTATTAACGTAACAGGAAGAAATGGTTTTTATTTACAATACATGCGTAATTTCTTTGTTAAAAATAACACGATTACTAATACAAATGATTACAATGTAGACGGGACAAGACGTGGTGGCATATATGGATATGAATTAGATGCAGGCGACATTTCAGGCAACATGATTTGGGGAGACGATAAAGCCTATGCTATTAGAATAGACAATGCAAATAACACTGTTTTATTCAACAATGGTGGTTACGGTGAAGTATCTATCAATGGTACAGATTCTGCTAAAATTGGTTATTGGAACGTTGATATAAACGGTGAAATTTACAGACGAGAAACGAAAGGATTGGGATAACACATGAGTATTAGTAAAGTAAAACAAATTAGACTTGAAACAACAGCTCAATATCAGCCTATATCTGATTTGAATGTTAGGTTTTTCAATCAAGATATAAACACTTCCGTATTGGACTTTATTGTCACACGTAATAGTGACCCAATTCCATTAGGTATTGATAATATCGAAGCAACAATTGTACTAACATCTAATAAATTCAAAATATCTGACGAAGTTAAAATAAAAGATGGGATGAACGGTATATTAACTTATACATTGCCAGATGACATACTTGAAAGACCTGGTAAAGTTACAGGTCAAATTTATATAGGTATAAAAGGAAAAGAGGACACTGTTGTACAACGGTTGTTCTCTTTTGATATTGAGGATAGTTTAATTAATTCATTCGATGCTGAAACAAAACTTGTTTATATCAGAAAGTTTGATAAATTAGAGGCTGAAATAAGTCAACGAGTAGAATCAATTGAACAGGCGATTGCAAATTCAGAGGATTATGTAACTAAAGTTATTGAAGAAAAAGATATTGCGTTGTCGCAGATAGATGCAAGTAAAATCAATATTTTGGAAGAAATGACAACTTTATTCGATACGGAAAAAAGTAATTTACAAGCAATTGGGGAAGGTTATAAAACTCAATTTGAACAAGTAGATGAAGAATTAAATCAAAAAATTGCAAATATCAAAGAAGAAATTAACCCTGCTACTTATGTAACACAAACACAAAGTGAAAAACGGCAGAAATATACCTTTACAAATAGTGATGGTACCGTTATATCGTTACCAGATGGAAGAGATATAAATACATTGGATGTAGGTATGTATGAAGGTAGCGGTTTAAAAAACGACCCTTTAAAAGATTTGGGATTTTATGAAGTTATGGTAACAAAATCTAAAAACGGTCGCAAGGTCATATACGCTACACACTCTTATCAAAATAGAATGTTTGTTAAAACATTCTATTCTGGTGGTGCTGAACGTAACTGGCGTGAGTTAACTAATGCAACAGAAGATACAGGTTGGTTAGAAGTAATGTTAAAAAATAATGTTACTTCCATTAATCCAGTGAATTATAAAATAGTTACCATGAACAACACGAAACAACTAAGTATAAAGGGTAGTATATCGAATGTTGCTGCTGGTAGTGAAGTTAATTTTGGAAAAATACCAAGTATAGAAACTATTGGCGTCCCTTATATAATCAACACATTTCCTAGTAATATAAAAATGTGGATTGAAAATGATGGAGAGTTAAAAGTACAAACTCCAGTAGATTGGATTTTAACAAACACGATTGATTTTAGTAGCACATTAATTTTATAGGAGGCTAAACATGTATAAACAGATTTATAATAAACTAAATGGAGAACCGAAGTTAATTCAAGATAATTACGATGAAAAAAGTGGTGTAAGCATTTTCGAATATGATAAAGAAAAATATACCGATTCAATGCCTCCTAATAATTTATATCAACCTATTCATTTCGATGAAGATTCAAACGAATGGATAGGTGTTGCATACGAAGAATGGAAAGGAAATCAAAATGACACAGTATCTTATAAACCTTCAGGATTAGAAAAAGATTTGGCTAAATCTCAAATGCAACTCTTTGCTACTCAATTAGAGTTACAAGAAGCAAGACAAGAAAACGCAAAAACAGCTAAAGAATTATTTAAAATGAAAGAGGGGTTAAAATAATGAAATATCCGGGATATGAGACAATCAAACGTTATTATGATTTAAACTGTTATACAATTGAAGATATACATTTTTATACGAAATATGGTGCTTTGACTAGAGACCAATATACAGAAATTACAGGAGAATATTATAAAGAACAACCACAGGCTTAGGCTTGTGGTTTTATTTTATAGAAAGTGGGTGAATGAATGGGGAACGGAGAATTTAGAACATCGGATAAATTAGGAACCCTATCATTATTTGGTTTAGGTGTGTTTACCGATATACGTGGTTTCTATTGGGCAATTAATCAAGATTCTGTATTGAGTGAATCGGAGTTTTACCAAGCGTTACACAACGTAATGCCTATTTGGTTGTGGGGAATATTACTTATTGTATTCGGTACATCATTAATGATCGCAAGTGTATTCTTTGGTAAACGTTCCGTAAACAATACAACTTATTACTTTATGTTAGTGGGTGGTACAGGTAGCTCTATTATCCATTTCTTAATGGCATCTGCTGCTATTTATAATTCTATAAACTGGCTTTCTCCTATGCAATTCGTTGTTTTAACAGCATGGCTAGGATTTGTTGGTTTCTTAGGTGGGTTGAAGTTGTATGACAAATGATGATTATGTACGCAGACACGAGTGGGAGAAGTCGAAAGGGAAGTTTCACGAAAGAATAAATGAAGTGGACAATAAGCATGTAGAAAATTACAACCATCTGTTAAACACGGTTGATAGACAAACTTTGTTACAAGAAAAAGCATTTGAATCACAAGAGAAATCAGAGAAACATCTTGAAAATATCAGTGAATCTTTAACCACAGTGGGCACACGTGTTACTGAATTAGAATATGAAACACGGACACATGATAAAGATATACGTGGACTACAAGGCACACTTGCAGCAGAAACAAAAGGCAATCGTGATGTATTACTCGCTTGGATTGGTGTAGCTGGTGTTGTACTTGGCCCACTTGTTTTATGGATGGCAAATACATTTTTTAAATAGTCGGCTCATTGAGTCGGCTTTTTATTATATATAAAAGGAGATAACGATATGGAACAAATTATAGCATTTGCAGGAATAATTTCAGTAATCACAATTGCATTAACACAAGTTATTAAGAAAGCGAGTGTTGTACCTAAAAATATCATACCAATTATTTCAATGGTAATAGGTGTAGCAGTCGGAGGTGTTACTGCCTTTATACCAGAGATAGTAACCGAATTATCTATTGCCGGTCGTTTGTTAGCTGGATTAATTAGTGGGCTAATGGCTACAGGCATTTGGGAAACTTTCAACAGACGTACAGGTAATACTAAAGATAATAATATGAAATAAGGAGAGGTTTATATATGAAGAAACAAGATGGAGTTAAATGGGCAGTTAAAAATATCGGTAATAGACTTACTGATGGACAACCATACGGTGCGCAGTGTGCAACGTTCATTATTGAATTCACTAAAAAATATTGGGATGTGCATCCACAGGGAGACGCAAAAGACTTCATCAATTATAAATGGCCTAAAGGTTTCCAAGTTATTAAAGGTAAGAATCAAATACCACAACCGGGTGATATATTCGTATTCGGTGGAAAATATGGACATACAGGAATAGTTACAGAAGCAAACGGAACATACTTTAATAGTATAGATCAAAACTGGTACAACGAAAGTTTAACTAAAGGTAGTCCGGCAGCATTTATTGAAGACCATGACTATAGCAATTTCTTAGGAATTATTCGTCCACCTTATGAAGACGCAGATAAAGGTGCAAGTAAGAAGTCAACTAAAATTGAAACGATTAACCACACAATCAATTATAAAATGGCTAACCGTAGTGGTAGTGTTAAGGGTGTTGTAATCCACAATACAGCAGGTAATGCCACAGCGAAGCAAGATTATAATAACTTACGCAATGCATCAGTAGCACGTTATGAGGCAGGTATAGCACATTACTATATTGATAGAAACACAGTGTGGCGTGCGATAGACACGTATAGTGTAGCTTGGCATGTGGCTGATGCTAATGGTAATAATAGTTATATCGGTTATGAAGTTAATGAATCAATGAATGCTAGTAACAAAGATTTCATGGCAAATGAACAGGCAACATTTAAAAAGGCTGCAGCAGACATGCTTTATTATGGCTTACCAGTTAATAGGGATACAGTAATGTTGCATAATCAATTTGTGCCAACAGCTTGTCCACACAGAAGTATGGCAATTCATACAGGTTTCGACCCGGTTCGACAAGGTGCTGCACCAACTAATATTAAAAATCAATTGAAAGATTACTTCATTAAAGAGATTAAAAAATACTACAAGGATCCATCATTAAAAGCTGGTGCACCTGCAAGTAGTGATGTTCCAGATAGACCTACAATTCCAAGTACAAAACCTGAAGAAGGAGAACAAAATAATGTAGGTTCTACTGGTTGGAAGAAAAACCAACATGGTACATGGTACAAACCAGAATCAGCTACATTCACATGTGGTAACACTGCAATTGCTACACGTGTTGGTTCTCCAAAATTAAACGACAATATTTTCGGTTATTGGTTCCAACCTAGTGGATATACTCCATATGATGAAGTTTGTTTACAAGACGGCCATGTATGGATTGGCTTTGATTGGAACAACACTCGCTACTATATGCCTATTAGAACGTGGAATAAAGTAGCACCACCTAATCATGGGGTAGGTCAATTGTGGGGATATATTAGTTAATATGTTACAATATAAATAGCTATCATACTAAGGGTAAGTGTCGTCATGCACTTGCCCTGTTTTTTTATGTTAGACTAATGATAGGTGATTCATATCACCTCCTCTTAACAACGCCACCCTTCAGGGTGGCTATTTTTTGTTGCTATATGCGAACAAGTGTTCTATTATATTTATGAGGTGATTAAAATGATTATTAACCAAGACGCACCAGATGAATATAAATATGAATCCGATTATCGTAATATACCACGTGAATATTTAAACCCACGTATTCCAGAAGGTAGAGGAATCGTTAAGTGGGCACCCTTTTCCACAATACCCGAACAGCATGAGCGTTTGAAGGAATATATGCAAGACCAAAATAAAATAGATAAACCTATTTTAAGTGACGATCAATTGAATGAACTCAACGATACATTGATATTTAAAATGTACAACGATCCAGCGATAGAAGTTAGATACTTTGTAAAAGGTTATATTCAAACAATAGAAGGTTACATACACAAAGTAGATGTTCACACACAGTTACTCTATTTATATGAAGGAACTGGTTTAAGTAAGATTAATTTGAAGGATATTGTGGAAATAAAATAAAGGGGTTAGTTATAATGGATAAGAAACAGTTAATTGATGATTTAAATAAAGAAATAAATAACATACAGCAAAGCATAGATAGTAGAGGAGAGGTAATTAGTAAGTTAATTGAAGATGGTTTGAAAGAAATAGAAATCAGAGATAACCTAAAAAGACTAAAGAGGAAAATAGAACAAAAATAAACCCACCTAAAATGGTGGGCTAAAAGCATTCGCTATTTGTCTAAGAAGGTTAGACGGTGTCCAATTTCAATACGGATTTCGTCTAGTTTATTTAAATAACTAGCAGCGGGGTTTCGAGTGTTTTCATACCATCTTCCTCTAGATTTTGCGCTTGCTTCTTGTAAAGCGTCACGATACGTTTTGAATGTTTGTGACCCTGTATTACTAAATCTGACTTTATTTAAGTAACCCCATTTGCCATGTACTTCTTCTTTGACCATCATAGCTTTATCGAAATCCTTTTTATCAATAGCTTCCTTTGTATCCCCCGATATTCTTTTTAAGTCCTCGATTAATTGTTCATCAGTATAGTTTTCTAATTTCTCCATTAATATCCCTCCATTTTTTAATAAGTTATCTAAAGTATAAACTAAAGGGCAGAAAAAGGGCAGATTAAGTTTAAAAGGGCAAACACTTAGGAATATTCATTTATGTTAAAAGCCCCAAAGCTTCTGATATAACGGTCTTTTTACACAATGGCTAACACATATGAAATCATTTGTGTTATTTTATAGTAATA